GCGCCATTTTCTGCCCGTTGGTAGAGACCGTGGAAGGCCGCTAGGGCAGCGATCTAGGCCGATCATCAAGCGGACACCTAGGGCTGCCCCTTGGCGCTTCCCCCTAGACAATGGCCTAGGCGGTCGCTTGGGGCTTGGCAGACAGAGCCTGTCACCGAGAGCGTCAGGCCGTAGGGCCGTCGTCGTCTCGATGGCCCAAGTATGGCGATTCTGGAGAGACTTGCAAGAGGAAAATGCTACCAACGGGAAGAAAGTTTGTAAGTTACAGAAAAGACAGGAAAAAATCAGGCGGATTCCTGGGTGTTTTCGCCGATAGGGCAGGCGATAGGGCAGGCGATAGGGCTTGCCGTTGGGGCTTGCCTAGGGGCTTGCCTAGGGCGGCTCTCGCGCGCGTGGGATTCCTCTCTCGGGAAAAAATCAGACCGCCAGACGGCAAGGCGCGCAAGGCCTAGGCCGCTAGGGCAGGCGATAGGGCAGGCGATAGGCCGCGCCCTAGGGCAAGTCTCCCTATCCAGACCAATAGGCCGTCGTGTTTTCAATCACTTAGCCGTCGGTGTGGCAGGGAAGTGTGGCAGGGCAGCCCGTAGGGCTGGGCCGCAGGGCGCGCTCGAGGGGGCCGAAGGCACCCCCCATGGGGGAAACCGGCGCGGCCCGATCTATCAATCCCCCTTCGGATTTTTTCGCCATATATTCCCAACCCCGCTGGGGGCAGTCCTTGGGTCGATCCCGTAGGAGCCGCTCAGAAGCCCCAGGATTGACGATACGATGCCTGTGGGGTGTGACTACCCAGAGGTAGGCTCGATGCAATCCTAGGCCCGTTTCCGGCGGGCTGAGGGGGTATTCCATAGGACAGCCTGACCGGCTGACCCCAGGGCGGGGGGATCGACCACCAGCAGCAGAGGATACCCGTTGACAGGTACTTCCGATCCGTGCTACCCTCATCCTACTATTACAGTACTACTACTCAGTACTGCGCTTAGGGGTATAGGAAGGAAGGAGATAGTAGGGACTGTCCATAGGACTGCCCATGGGTCTGTCCTTGGGGAGGACGATAGGACAGCCCATGGGTCTTACGTAGCTCTGTCAGCGCCCGCGCTTGAAGCCGGCGAAGGATCGGCCAGTGCCGCCCCTGAGGCGAACCCCAGCGGCGAGCTGCATCTTCCTGATCTCCTCTTCCATCGCCCGATCACGGGCGCGCTTCTCGGCCTTCTCCTGGTCGACCTTGAGCTGCTCCTGCCAGTGGGCCACAGCCTCGGACAGGATCTCGATGCGGTCGTCGTGCTTGAGCGAGCCGCGGTCTCGGGTGAGGCGGGTGAGCTGGAAGAAGCCGTCGTAGATGTTGGTCGTGTCCCCCTTGAGGGACGCCACTACGAGAGACCGGTCGATCACCACACGGTGGCTGCTCAGGGCCGGCTCGAGCTTCCCGATGATGCGGGTCTCCTTCTGGCCGGTGACGCGGTACTCCTCGATCTGGCAGGGGTGGATGCGGTTCATCACCGGCGACAGCAGGGCGGTGAACATACCGGAGCCGAAGTTCTCTTCGACCTTGACCAGGTTCACGCCCTCGTCCTTGGCGATCCGCGCCAGCTGCTCGAGGGTGTCAGGCGAGTAGCCATCCAAGAGACCGCCCCAGCGGCGGACGAAGACCTGCCCGTGGAGCATCTTGGTGACGCAGTACGTGGTCTCGTCGGTGCCCTTACCGGAGGGGTCGATGAACATGACCGCGCCGTGGAACGGCTCGAAGCGGTCGGAGATGTGCATGGGGGCGAACCATCCGTCGCCGTCCAGGCCGACGTTCTCGAAGTCGCGGATGCGCTGGTCGGGGCCGGATGCCCACACGACCTTGGCAGGGGCGACCTCCTTGTCGATGTCCATGACGATCAGGTCGCGCAGCTTGAGCGGGTACTTGTCCTCGTCGGCCAGTCGGGTGTCGAGCTGGAACTGCAGCATGAACTCGCTGCGGCCCTTCTCGACCTCGCGCTCGACCAGCTCCATGTGGGTGAACCGCTTGGGGTCGGTCGGTGCGCCAGCCAGGTCGCTGCCGTTCTGCGGGTTGTGCAGGCTCGGGTCGGCCTCGAGGTCGGCCAGCAGGACAGGCGCTAGGTTGCCGTCGTACTTGGCGATGTCGGCCACCTTGGGGTAGCGCGCCGGCCAGATGCGAACCTGGTAGCCCTTCGAGGGCAGCTTGCGGTAGATCGACTGGATCGACTGCGGGGTGCCCAGGTAGATGATCTCACCGCCAGGGACGAGAACGTCCGCGGCTTCGCCGGTCAGCTTCTCGAGCTTCTCGCGCTGGGTCTCGGTCGCCGAGTTCTTCGGCACCTCGACGTCGTCGAACAGGACGATGGTCGCACGGCTACCGGTCAGCTGGCCGGTGATGCCCACGGCCTTGACCGAGGGCGACTTGCTGGTCTGCGCGAGACCGACCTCGAAGGCCTGGATGTTGTCGCGCTGGTCAGCCTTGGGGCGCAGCTCCACCAGGAAGTCACAGCCCATGAGAATCTTGCGGATGAACCCACTGATCTCCTTAGCGAAGTCCTCATTCGCGGAGACCACCATGATCTTTTCGTCAGGGTTCAGCCAGAGCCGCCAGACGATGTAGGCGGCGGTGATGTAGGATTTCCCGACACCGCGGAAAGCCTGGATCATTCGACGGCGGGGGCCGGTCGCCAGGTAGTGGGCGATGTCGTACTGCAGCCTCGTAGGCACGGGGAGCAGGAGAACCTTGATCCACACGTACCAGAGGAAGCGGCGGAAGTCCTCGCGCATCATCTGCTGCGACGACTTCTTGCCGGCGAGTTCTTTCGTTGTCAGGGAGGTCTCCCATCAGAATACCCCGTAGGGCTGGCGGAAATGGGGGTAGGATTGACGAAAGGATGCCCACAGGTATTCACCCTGCGGAGGTAGCCTTCCGTCAATCCTGAGCCACTCTAGCGGGGGGTAAGTGCGACCACGTTCGTGTCGTCGAAGTCGAGGTCTTCCAGCTCGGTGGCCAGCTCGTCCAGCTCGCGGTTGTTCCGAGCGGGGGCGTCGATGCCGTTGTCCTTGAGGAACCGAGCGGCTGCCGCAAGGACGGACGCGGGGATCGGCTCGCCGCGGTCGACGTAGCCGCGGATTTCCGCAGCGAACGACGTAGCGAGCAGGCCGTGGAGTGCCCCGAGCTGCTGCTCGGTGGCCTTACTCATCGGTGCCCACCAGGTCGGGCGAGGGGCCGACGTAGTTCACGCCATCGGCCTTGAGGCGCTGGGCCTCGGCGGATGCGAGAGCGACCGTGAACTCAGGATCGCCAGGCTGGGCGACCTGCCGGTCGTCAAAGAGGACGCCCGTGGGGACGCCCTCCTTGGTGATTTGCCAGAGTGCCATGTGTTCCTTATGCGAAGAGAAGGGCGACCACGACCTCGTTCGCGCCGACCGCGGTGGTGTCCGCATCGGCAGGGGCACCGGTGATCGCGTAGGCGATGCCGGCGGCGAAGTGCAGGCCGTACTGATCGAACACGCTGCCGAGATTCAGCTGGCCGTTCGGGGGGATACCCACGGTCAGCACGGGGATGTCGGTCGGGATCACCGGAGCGGAGTTCTTGTTGAAGAACTTGAGGTACCGCCAGGACGCCGAGGCGTTCGTGACGACGCCGCCCGAGATGCGCCCCTGCGAGGTCTTGACCGAAGTCAGGTTGGTCGAAGCCGCCGAGATGAGCTTGTGCGGCGTGAGGCCGTTGGCAGTCGCCACGCCCCGAGCGTCGGCCACCCCGATGTTCAGCTGCTGGCCGTTGTAGCCCGCCAGGAACACAGGGATCGACTGCGATGGGGTCTGGTTACCTCGCCCACCCCCGACCTCAGCCTGCAGCTCCTGAATGTCCAAGGCCACAATACGCTGGAAGGTGACGTTGGTGTTCGACGCAGCGGCTGCCGTGTTGCGCACCCAGATGAACGGGGCGTAGACCAGCTGCACGTTGGGAACAGACGACGAGAGACGCGCCGAGCCGTTCGCTCGGGTCGCGTTCGTGTCTGCAGTCGAGGATACCAGCGTGACGTCCTCGTTGCGGACTTCGAGCGAGTAATCCGCCGCCGCCGCAGTGGTTGCCGAGCTTGCGGCGGAAGCCGTTCGGGACGCAGCGAGGTTATCGCCGAGGGCTTCCAGAACGGCTGTGGTCGCGGTCGTGCCGTTGAACAACGCGGCGGTGTAGTTGGCGAACGATCCAGGCAAGGAGGCGTGGGCTACCGGCAGGCCGGTCATGGGGTTTACCGCCACGTAGCCGAAGCGGATCTCGTTGTTGGCGATGCGCTGGGACATCAGCAGGGTGGCTGTGATGTTGGCAGGGATGGTCTGCACAGAGGGGCCGACCATCAGGAACTCGTTCCCGCTCGCCGTCCCGAGACCGAGGACGAGAGACCCATTGTTGAGGGTGACGGTCACTCCGGTGTTGCGGACAATGTTCCAGCCTCGGGCGATCAGAGCATTGACGCTCGGCTGACCAGCGGCAGCGGCTACGCCAGCGAAGTTGTCAGCGAACTTCTTGCTGGTCGAGCCGACCTGCACGATGGTGGGGTCGCTCTCGATAAAGCGAACCTGGCTCATGGGGTATTCTCCATCTTGGCCTCGAGGCGCACGACGGCTTCGCGGGTTACGGTCAGGTCGTCCTGCATCTGCTCAAGACGCTCGTCGACCTTCTCGACCCGCTCGATGCGCGTGTCCTGCTTGGCGTTGTCTACGGTGTTGGTGATGATCTGCGCGCCGCCGCCCAGCAGGGCAGCAGCCGCAGCCGCCTCGATGAGGCGGTCTTTGATGGCGGAAAGATCCACGGGGGTACTCGGGTTGCGGCTGGTGGATCACCACCCGATGGCGAACCAGCGGGTGGAGATACCGACGTCGATGCCGTTGGTGATGCTCGCGTTGAAGGTGTTGAAGGACGACACGGCAGGGCCGTTGTCCTGGCGGTTGGTCACGGTCTCCCCGCCGTCCGCGATCACGATGAAGGCGGCGTTGGGGAAAGCGATGGGGTAGGTCACGGTGGCGGTCGAGTTGCCCGCGATGAAGGTCGAACCCCACTGGAGGATCAGACCCCCAGGCAGTCGCTGGTACCCGTTGGCGGCAAGCTGCTGCCGACCGGAGCCGTTGTACTCCGACCAAGGGACGCGGGTGTCGATGGCAGCCTGCAGCCCTGAGACATCGCTGATGGCATGACCATGCGATGCAGCCGCTCGGCTGTTCGGGTCGAAGTTCCCCGCATGCCACACGGTGTTCCCGTTGAAGGTCAGCGCGCCGCCGGCGACGGCACCCAGCATCGAGTTGCCCGCTCCGTTACCGAAGTTGATGTAGCCCCGGTCGGCGTTCTGCTGGCCCACGACGTACAGGGTGTTGCCCGAGTTCAAGTCCATGAGGCGGACATCATCGCCGACCCAGATCGTGGAACGAGCGACGACCTCAGCGGCGTCGATACCGGCAGCAAGGCCGAGCCACCCGTTGTTCAGGTTCAGCGTCATGGGCCAACGGCCATTGATCTGCTGGCCATCCCAGC